GATAGTTTTTTACTGTAATAGTTTGTTGTGTTGTACGACCAGTGAAGTCGGTCATATCATATTGTGGTTCATTATAAAAATCAACCCAAGGATCTTTCCTTGAGTCTGCAAACTGGATGTATGGTGTTATGTTCAATGTACTACCTTGACATTGCACACCATTACCATATGTGTTTGTAATATAAGGACCTTGTAGGACCTGTATAGCTTGGTTGGTGACTGAGCCCGAACTATTTGCAATCGGGTTTGCAGTAGCAGACACACCCCCAACATTCTCTGCCTGTAAAGGTAAAGAATTAACGCTGAGAACCGTTGCTATTACTGGGTAAATGTACTTGTTGTATCTGTGACGCTTCTTATAGTTGTGACCCTTTGTATTATTGTCTGGTTGGTCATCCCAGGTCCTTGATAACTTTGAGTGAATTGGAACGGTTCCCCTTGGGTTGTCATAGTGAAGTTGTTCTGTGAAGAAAAGTCTAAGTTGTCGAACGAAGAAGTTACCGACCCTGTTACGCTGACTCCGTTTGTCGAAGTGCTTAACGTTGACGGTGTTACTGTCACTGTTGATGTATTCACTGGAGGGTTCAGAGGTTGGTTGTTGTTGGAAACCCCTGTCCCTGTCACTGCGTATTCCCATCCTGTACGATAATCTATACTGTTTATGGTCTCCGTCACTGTAGACTCAGTTTCTGTGTGAGAAGTCATAGAGCCTTGCTGGAAATTCGGGACCACAGGCACCGCAAGGGTTCTTAGTGGTACACCAAAGAAACATAATAGTAGGAGTCCTATTCGTTTCATATTATATATAGGGGTTTAACGTATGGTAACTTCGGTGACAAACTGTCCAGTCGCTGTGGTTCCACTTCCACCAGCTGTTAGTGCCATTGCTCCAGCAGTGCTAATGGTTCCTGCAAGACTACCCGCAGTACCAGGTGCTGTAGAAACTGTGTTACTGTAACCGTTTACGTCACCTACATCAGCAGCAGTAGTTACAATAGCGTCACCAGTTGTTATGTTCTGTGTGAAGCTGTATGCGTTACCTTGGGTAGTTTGTGCTACATCAGGCAATGCAAAAGTAGCAACTCCTGCTGTGCTGACTGCTGAAATACCACCTAGGTTACTAGCAGCACTACCACCTGTCGGTGTAATAGTTGTGCTAACACCAGATCCACTGGTACTATATGAGTTCGCTGCTCTCGATACTGAAGTATAGCCTGCGTCAACTTGTAGTTGGACTGAACTTGTCAATTTATGAGTCAAATCAGCACGTGCTGCTAATGGACTCAACATTCCCAAAATACCAAAAGCGATGAATGCTTTTTTCATTTTCTTGAGATAATGATCCTATGTTATATATACCTAACCCTATGTTCACGGATAACCGTACTTGCTATATTGATACCTTTGTACTAAATATAGGTGAGTGCCGAAAGGGCTCACACTAACAACTCGCTTATTAAGGAGAACTATGACTATTCAAAGGTACCAAGCTGCTGACTTACCTGATCTATTTGACAAGATCACAAAGAACAGCATTGGATTCGATAACTTTTTTAATTCTGTTTGGGATGTACCAAATCAGACCTATCCACCATACAACATCATTAATCTTAACAATCACGAGTCCAGACTAGAGATTGCTCTTGCAGGATTCAAGAAAGATGAAGTGAAAGTCTATACAGAGTATGGTCAACTACACGTAGAAGGAACCAAAACTGACAAAGAAGACGTAGAGTATTTCCATAGAGGTCTTGCAGGAAGATCTTTTGAAAGGGTATGGAAACTTACTGACGATTCTGAGGTCAAGAGTGTAGAGTTTGAGGATGGACTACTAACAGTTGATCTCAAAAAGATAGTACCAGAGTACCATCAGAGAAGAGATTACCTAGGTGTTGACAAAAATTCCTAGGGTGTGTATAATATTACCATCGATCAATTAACGTTAATGATCGATCCACCAATAGTATGAGTGATGTGAATTTTAGAAGGCATCGGGTGTTCAGAGAAACACCTGATGTCATTTTCTATGATATATCTGTTGAAGAATCTAACGCACAAGACTTAGTAGTACATACTAATGCTGCTGTATCACCTCCAGATGATATGGTAGGTGCAAAACAATTCTACATACATCGCTATCAACAGGATCATAACCGTGTATTATCAGGTGAAAGAACTTTTGAACTTATAAACTATAACTGGAAATGCCCATATCATATTGTGCATTTAAACATCTATAGTGGTGCTCTAGTAATACCTAGAGAAACGTTCCATAGATCAGTATCAGGTGAGTCAGGTTCAATAGTAATTAATCAGGCAGAACGTTTTGATGGATTCAATGCTGAACAAGAATTTATTCCTGTGTCAACAGCAGAAGATTCAGATTTGTATAAAATTCTTAAGTATGAGAAACCTGTTATACATACTTTAGGAGAGTAACTTCTATGAAAACGTATCACATTTACTTAAAAGATCGTTGTCTATTTAAAAACCTTGACGATGAAGAATTTGAAGTAATATGGGGTCGCATATATCGTTCCTACTGGGATGATATAACGTACTCAGTGGTAGTAGATAAACCTGATCCACACGATCTTGAACCATCTTATTAAAACAGAAGAGACCAGAGGGTCTCTTTTTTATTTCTATGAATCATTATTTAAACTGTACACCGAGAGAGTGTCGAGAATATGAGAGTGTTACTCTTGATGTTCCCACTGAAGCGGTTGACGATATTCTGACTTATGCTCGGATATTGTCAGATGAAAAGAACATTACTGCACGTAAAGCAATGACCGATATTGTTCGTGGAGTTTACAACGAATTATTTGAAAAAAATTATGACCGTAAAAATCGTAAGAATGCTCAACGGAGAGGACGTAATCGCTGAAGTACAGGAAGCATATCCTGACAAAGAACATTACTCACCTATAGGTTATATGTTGACAAATCCTTATCAAATTACGATAGATTGTACAGCAGAAACAATGTTCGCAGACTCAACGTCATCAGATCCACAGAAAATAAATGATCTACAACTAGAATTATTTCCTTGGATACCTCTTTCATTAAACAATAGAACCTTAGTAGTTCTTAATAACGTAGCAACAATTTATAATCCACACCCAGAAGTTGAGGGTAAGTGGAATACACTCGTGGAGAATCATCACAATGAATCCGTTAAAACTAATAATTCTTAGAAATCAGATGTATCTGATGGGGGAAGTGACTGAGTTAGATGAAGAACCATCTTACTTAATTACTAACTGCTATCAAGTTACAGGAGAAACTTTTGAAAAGTATCCTCTTTATTCAGATCAAAGAGATTTGTTCTTGACTTCTGATGTTATATTGACTATAGTAGATCCATCAGAAGATACTATTAAAAACTACAAGAAGGCACTTTGAGTTCAATCTATACTAACGTGACGTTGTTAGGTGATTCCATCCTTTGCCGAGGATATGAGGGTGGAGAACCAGTAACATACAAGGACATAATCAAACCAAGTCTGTTTGTACCATCACCGCAAGGTGATTGGAGATCTCTCGATGGTAAACCAATGGCAGAGGTCAAGCACGATGGTGCTAAAGCAGCAAGAGAATTTTTAAGAAAGTATGAAGGTGTAGATAAGTTTGAGGTTCACGGATATGAACGCTTCGTATATCAGTGGATCAGTGAAAGATTTCCAACTAACATCTCTTTTAGTTTAAAAGATATGAAGATCTATACTATTGATATTGAGGTTGAATGTGAGAATGGTTTCCCTGATGTAGAAGCAGCAGCAGAAAAGATGCTCTGTATTACTATCAAAGACTATGCCTCTGGTAATTTTATTACTTGGGGAACTCGTGAGTATAATGGTAATGGCACTAACTATCGCTACTTTGATACAGAGCAGAAGATGTTAGATGACTTCATTCACTGGTGGGTACAATATACACCTGACATTATCACTGGTTGGAACTGTAACTTATATGATATTCCATATCTTTGCAGGAGATTAGATAGGATACTTGGTGAGAAATTTATGATGTCTTTGTCACCTTGGAACAAAGTAAATATGCGTGAGATTTATATTCAAGGTCGTAGGAATCTTGCATATGAATTAGTTGGTATTAGTATTCTTGATTACCTTGATCTTTATCGTAAATTTACATACACAAACCAAGAGTCATACAGACTAGAACATATTGCTAATGTAGAACTTGGACAAGGTAAGTTAGATCACACTGAGTATGAAAACTTCAAAGATTTCTATACTAAAGATTGGGATAAGTTTATAAAATACAACATCATTGACGTTGAACTTGTCAACAGACTAGAAGAGAAGATGAAACTTCTTGAACTAGCAGTTACTATGTCTTATGATGCCAAGGTTAATTTTACAGATGTATATTCTCAGGTTCGTATGTGGGATACACTCATCTACAATTATCTAAAGAAGAAAAAGATATGTGTGCCACCTAAAAGAGAAGAGAGTAAGAATGACAAGTATGCAGGAGCATATGTAAAAGATCCTAAACCTGGTATGTACGATTGGGTTGCATCATTTGATTTGAATAGTCTGTATCCACATCTCATTATGCAATATAATATTTCTCCAGAAACACTTGTAGATGAAAGACATCCTCACGCAACTGTAGATAAGATGTTAGATAAAGATATAGAAGTTGGTAAGTATTGTGTATGTGCTAATGGTGCTCAGTATAGAAAAGATAAGCACGGTTTCTTACCAGAAATGATGAAGAAGATTTATGATGAACGTGTCATCTATAAGAAAAAGATGATTGCTGCTAAGAAAAAATATGAAAAAACTAAAGATAAGGCACTACTAGATGACATATCTGCCTTTAACAATAACCAGATGGCACGTAAGATTCAACTGAACAGTGCCTATGGTGCTGTCGGAAACCAATACTTCCGATATTATAGTCTTGCCAATGCTGAAGCAATCACATTGTCAGGTCAGTTATCTATCCGTTGGATAGAAAACAAAATGAACTCTTACATTAACAAAATTTTAAAAACTAAGGAGATTGATTATGTTATTGCTTCTGATACCGATTCCATTTATCTTAATTTGGGTCCTTTGGTTGAAACTATATTCGAGGGCAGAGAGAAAAGCGATACGAGCATTCTCAGGTTCCTTGAAAAGGTGTGTGATGTGGAATTTGAAAAGTATATTACGAATTCTTATGAAGAACTGGCAACCTTTGTAAACGCATACGAACAAAAGATGTTTATGAAGCGAGAAAACATCGCTAACAAAGGCATCTGGACTGCTAAGAAGAGATACATCCTCAACGTGTGGAATAGTGAGGGTGTTCAATACGATGAACCTAAACTAAAAATGATGGGTATCGAAGCAGTTAAATCATCGACCCCTGCTGCTTGTCGTGTTGCTATTAAAGAAGCATTACAGGTAACTATGAACGGTAATGAGTCTGATTTACAAGATTATATTGCTAAGTTCAGATCAAAATTTGAAATGTTACCACCCGAAGACATTGCATTTCCTCGTGGTTGTAATAATATTGCAAAGTTCAAAGGAACTGCTACAGTATTTGTAAAGGGTACTCCAATACACGTACGTGGTGCTCTCCTATATAATTTCCACATCAATCATAAGAAACTCCATCACAAGTATCCTATAATAAAGGACGGAGAGAAGGTTAAGTTCTTATACTTACGTACTCCCAACAGAATTGGTGAGAATGTAGTGTCATTTTTCCAAACATTACCTAAAGAGTTCGGACTTGACAATTCTATAGATTATGACCTACAATTCCAGAAGAGTTTCCTTGACCCACTGCAAGTCATCTTAGATACTATTCAATGGCGAGCAGAAAAAGTCGCAACCTTAGAAGATTTTTTTGTATGACATCATCATTTTTTACAGACATAATTAAGACAATAGATAATGAGTATGCCTCACTAGCAGACGATGGAATCTCTGCGGGTGATGTATCTTCTTTTATTGATACAGGTAGTTACATATTCAATGCTTTATTAAGTGGTAGTATCAATGGAGGTCTACCATCAAATAAAATTACAGCATTAGCAGGAGAATCTAGTACAGGTAAAACATTCTTTACCTTAAGTATTATTAAAAATTTCTTAGAAACAAATAAAGATGCAGGAGTATTCTATTTTGAATCAGAGTCAGCAGTATCTAAACAGATGTTTGCTGAAAGAGGTATTGATACAAAACGAGTAATGATTATACCTGTTGCTACAGTACAACAGTTCAGACAACAATCACTTGTAGTTCTTGACAACTATCTAAAACTAGATCAGAAAGATCGTAAACCTATGATGTTTGTTCTTGATAGTCTTGGTATGCTTTCTACTACTAAAGAGATTGAAGACTCTGAAGCAGGGAAAGAGACTAGAGATATGACAAGAGCACAAGTTGTGAAAGCAATTTTCAGAGTTTTGACATTAAAACTAGGTAAGGCAGATGTACCATTGATAGTAACCAACCATACCTATGATGTAGTTGGTGCCTATATGCCTACTAAAGAAATGGGTGGAGGTAGTGGTCTTAAATATGCTGCATCTACTATCGTGTATCTATCTAAAGCAAAAGAAAAAGATGGTACAGATGTTGTAGGTAACTTAATTAGATGTGAAACTAAGAAGTCTAGATTTACAAGAGAGAACAAAAAGATTTCTACTAGATTGTTTTATGATGAAAGAGGACTTGATAAGTATTATGGTATGATTGAACTAGGTTTAGAACACGGTGTGTTCGAGAAAACTGGTAATCGTATCAAGGTCGGTGAAAGTTCAGTTTATCCTAAAGCAATGTTAAAAGAACCAGAGAAGTATTTCACACCAGAAATTATGAAAGCACTTGATGACGCTGCTAATAAAGAATTTAGTTATGGATCATAATTATATCAAAGTTTTTGACAATGCTATACCCAAAAGTGTTTGCAAAGTTGCTATTGATTTATTTGAAAAAGAAAAAGATTTAGAAGAGTGGGACAGGCAAGGTCGTCCACAATTTCAACAATATAATATAACTTCTCACTTAGAGAAAGGACATAATGATTGGGATCAGATACAAAATGCTCTCATAGAATCTGCTCATTTCTATGGTAAGAAGTATATGGATGAGTGTGATTGCACAGACTTCTTTCCTCTACAAAGTTCGTTAGAAGAATTTAGAATGAAGAAGTATCGTAAAGGTACTGATGATAGATTTGATCGTCACGTTGATGTTGGAGATTATTCTAGTGCTAAAAGATTTCTTGCAATGTTTTGGTATTTGAATACTGTTACAGACGGTGGAGAAACTGTCTTTGGAGACTTGAAATACTCTGCAATCGAATGTAGACTATTAATGTTCCCACCACTATGGACTTTTCCTCACGCAGGACTTCCTGCTATCAGTGACAACAAGTACATCGTGGGTACATATTGTCATTATCTATGAATATTTTTGTTACAGATCCTGACCCAGTAAAGTCAGCACAAGTATTACCTGACAAACACATTGTCAAGATGCCACTAGAAACTTGTCAGATGCTTTCTATTGTTGCATCAGATAAGTGGGGTCACGGTTATGGTGTTCTACCTAAACTAAACGGTGAACCATACAAAACAGAGAAGGGTGCATTTCGTAATCATCCTTGTACAGTATGGGCACAAACATATTTTCGTTGGTTGATAGAACACGGTCTTGCATTGTGTGCAGAGTATACTTATCGTTATGGTAAGACACACAGTTGCCAATATACTATTGAGTGTGCAGATATTATCTTTCCTGATAGTCCTACACCCACAGAATTTGCTCGTGCTATGTATGATAGGTTTAAATTTGATAATACTATCGACACTTTTACAGCATACAAACGTTACATAGCATCTAAACCTTGGGTATGCTATAATTATCTTCGTAAACCAGATCGCAAACCCGAATGGATAACATAGAATCTCTAGTAATATCCTCTCTTGTATTCAATCAAGAGTTTACTAGAGGGGTTTTGCCACACGTTAAAAAAGAATACTTTGAAGATCGTAATAATCAGATATTATTTGAAGAACTAAATAGTTACTTCATCAAGTACGATAATCTTCCATCAAAAGAAGCATTAACTATTGAGATTGAGGGTCGTACAGATATTAACGATGAAAGTTTTAAACAGGTTATATCAACTTTAAACGAATTAGATAGTGAACCACGAGAAGCACAGTGGTTGACAGATACAGCAGAGAAATGGTGTCGTGATCGTGCAATTTATATTGCTTTACTTGAATCTATACAAATTGCTGACGGTAGTAGTGATGGAAAACAATCACGTGATGCTATCCCATCTATACTCTCTAGTGCGTTGTCAGTAAGTTTTGATAATTCTGTTGGTCACGATTATTTCGAGCAATCAGATGCAAGATTCGACTTCTACCACAAACGTGAAGACCGTATTCCTTTCGACTTGGAATACTTCAACAAAGTTACAAAGGGTGGTCTTCCTAACAAGACTCTTAATATTGTTCTCGCAGGTACTGGTGTGGGTAAGTCTCTTGCTATGTGCCATTTCGCTAGTGCTAACTTACAAAGTAACTATAACGTTCTCTATATTACTATGGAGATGGCAGAAGAGAAAATTGCAGAAAGAATTGATGCCAACTGTCTCAACGTGGATTGCAGACAACTGGAAAAACTTCCGAAACCTATGTTCGATTCTAAGATAGAGAAGTTAAAAGGTAAAACAACTGGAAGATTAGTAGTAAAAGAATATCCAACAGCATCAGCACACGTAGGACACTTCAAAGCATTGCTTCAAGAACTAGCAATTAAGAAATCATTTCAACCAGATATCATCTACATTGACTACCTAAATATTTGTGCATCTGCTAGATATAAAGGTGCTATTGTAAATTCATATACTTATGTTAAAGCGATTGCTGAAGAACTCCGTGGTCTTGCAGTTGAGGCTAATGTACCTATCATCTCCGCTACTCAGACGACTCGTTCTG